CGTGAGTTTCTCGACTTCGGTCTTCAGCGCGTCCGGCCCGAGTCCGATCCGCGGCGCGCTCTTTTTCAAGTCACTGACCAAGTCGGCGAGCTCGACGCCCACCCGCCGCGGATCGTTCGCATTGGCGACGATCAGACTGAGCCCGGTCTCGCGCCGCGCGGCGAGCTCGTCGCTCTCGTACTTCTGCATCTGCTCGAAGACGTGGCGCTGGATGGTCGCGTGGATGCCAACGCCCGCCTGGCCCTTGATCGCTTGAAACGCGGCCCGCTGCCGCTCGTTGAGCCCGGTCTCGATCGAGCCGGTCAACGTCGTAAACTCCGCGTCGAGCTGCTCGGGCAACCCGAGCGCCGCCTTACCCAACTGCGCGAGCGCCCCCGTCTTCTCGGTATAGAGGCGGTCGGTTTCCCACCGGGCGATTTGATTCTTCGCGGCCATGAGCGCAACGTCGTCCGCGCGGTTGCGCTCCTGCTGTTGAATGTGGGCGAACTGCTCGACGCCGATCTGCGCGATGCCCCCGGCGACCTGCGCGATCGTTCCGAGCTTCTGTGCCCGCGCCTGGTCGAGCCCGACGCCGGTCGACGTCGACGTTTCCGCCGCGGTGCGGCGCACACCCGGGAGGGCGTCGGTGCGGATTTGCCGTTGCGCGCGGGGGACGGTGGGCATTTAGAAGCTACCCATTCCGATATTCCGCGACGGGAGCGGGCCGCTGCCGCCGCCGCTGCCGCCGTAGCCGTAGCGTTGTTGCAGGAGTGATGCGCCGGTGCCGAGCAGCGTCCCGCCGGCGGCCCAGCGACTGGCGCTCTGCTGCTCGCGGCCGGCCTTCTCGAGATAGACGCCTTCTTTGCGGGTAATCGCCGCGCGCTTGCGGAGATCCTCGGCCTGGACGTTGTAGCCCCAGGCCTCGCGCGCCGCGTTGGTGCGAATCGTCAGCGCGTCGAGCTCGCCGAGAAACGCCGCGTCCGCCTGCACGTCGACCGCCGAGCCAAAGCCGACGTCGACGTTGCCCGCCGCGATGCCCGCGCGCTGCGTGCCGATCATGCCGCGCACGCTGGTGCGGAACCGGTTCTCTTCCTCGACGCCGCGCGCGATCGCGTCGGTCGCCTGCAGGTCGGCGATCGCGGCGTTGTAGTCGCTGAGCTCCGCCTGGCTCTCACTCGCCTCGCGCTCGTGGATGCCGGCCTGCTTCGCCGCGTTGCCGGCCTTGATCTGACTGCGCGCCTGCAGGATCCCGCCGCCGATCGCGAGCCCGGCCATGATCGCGGAGAACACCATTTACGTGTCCTTGCCGTAGAGCACGTCGGCGGTGGGTTTGCGCGTGGCGGTTTCGTTCTCGAGACAGCACTCGGTGATCTGCAGCGACAACGATCGGCGCTTCGTGCCCTTGTCCTCGTGGACGGAGACGCTCGTCACTTCCACGCGCGCGATGAGGGTCTTCGCGGTGCCGACTTTCGGCAGGGTGGCAAGGCCGAGTTTCGTGAGCGTCTCGTCGTCGAGCTGCAGTTGCAGGCCATAGGGATAGTCCGGCCCGGCCGACGAGCCGATCGCCGCGGACGGCTCGGTGCGCTTCTCCTGCTCGGCTTTGGTGATCTTCATGCTCACGAGTTTGTCCGGCACGGTCAGCCTCCCAATTCCACGTTCGGTAACACCCCGAGAATCGTGATCGGCAGCGGGTCGGTCTGCCGGATGAACACCCGCCCGTAGTTGTTGTAGTCAGCCGTCATCGCGAGCTCGACCTGTCCGCTGGCCTGGTCCTCGTGGGCTTGCCACGGCTCGAGCTGCTCCTGCAGGAGATGGTTGGCATCAGGTCCCGCCCAGAACGTCCGGCTCGACTTATCCAGCAGCAGCGAGACACTCCCGATGCGCTTCTTTTTGTCGCGGAGATTCGACCCCTGCACGTCGAGATCGAGGAGCTCAATCTCCGCGTAGCGAATCGGCAGGCCGACATGCAGGTGCGTGTAGAGGCCGACGAGCGGGACCGGGAGCGTGCCGCCGGTCACGGTGAACGCCGCGGCATCGGCGCCGATCGGGTTGCCGTCGTAGAGCACCTGGCCATCCCCGACGACCGCGACGACTTGCCCCTCGAGGTGCCCGAGCCCGGCGACGTTGCTCACCGCCACGCCGCTGTAACTGAGGCCGGCGTCGACGAAGAAACACTCGGCGTCGAAGTCGAGGATCGTCCGCGGCGCCAGGCGCTCGATGTAGCGGACGAAGTTGCCGCCGATCGTCCGGCGGACGATCACATACACGGCGTCCTCGAGCGGCTCCGGGACCGTGCAGACATCCCAGAAGAACCCGCCCGCGCCGGTGTCGTGGCGATGCCAGCCGTAGACTTCCTCTTCCCGCACGTAGGTCAGGCCGAGCAGCACCCCGTCCGACCGGACCGCCCAGATAATCGAGTGCGGGGTCTGCGCGTAGTCGATCGCCCGGATGGACTTGCCGTCAAACAGATGGGCGGCGAACAGGGTCAGGTCGCGGCCGCCGAGCCCTTCGACGGTCTGGTCGAACCGTAGATCGCGGACGACACTGCCCCGCGCCTGGACGTAGAGGATCGAATTGCCAACGACGACCGGCGTGATCTCGCCCACGCCGACATACGTTTCCTGATCCGCCGGAATGTCAGACGGCGTGAGCGGCGTCTTCGGTAGGCCGACCGTCCACTCGCCGGCGTCGGTGAGCACGATCAAACTCTTGAGGCCGAGCAGATGCCGGACCGGGTTGTACTGATTCCCGATGATCCGAAACGTGAGCGCGTCGTCGTCCTGCAGCGGGGAGCTGATCGTGAAGTTGGAGGGGAACCCGGTCCGCGATCCCCAGATCGCATCGGGGTCATTGACCGTGTTGGCGAAAAACCGGCGCTGCTGATAGTGCGCGCAGCGGTTGGGGTAGTTGCCGGCGGTGGCGAAGAGGACGCGGGCCAGCGGCGGCGTGAGCTGAAAGTTGGGCGCGAAGCCGGCATCTTTGAACGCCGCCACGCCGGTCGCCGTGCCAATGAACCCAAACGTCCCATTCGTGAAGGGGTCGCAGTAGACGTAGTACTCGACGGCGCCGACGAGGGGGGTCCACGTCAGCGCGTTCGGCGCCGCCGGCGTCGGCGTCGCGCAGTTGAGAATCTGCACCTGCGCGCTTTCAGTCGTCTCCTCGTAGCTGTCGATCTGCGCCGCCGTGACTTTGTAGCGATAGTCGAGCGTCCCCACCGCGCCAGCGACGCCCGCCAAGCCGACCGGCGGCGTGGACCAGGGCGCCGTCGTCACGGGCAGCAGGACCCAACGGGTCAGCGCGAGATAGTGGAGCTCTTGCGGGCGCGTCGTCGTGTGCGTGAGCGTGATGACGCGGCCGCTCTGCTCCCAATGAAAGAGATCGTTGGTCGTGAACGGATGCGGAATTTCGAGCAGGTTGCCGGCCGGCATCGCGTACCACTTGGCCGCGTTCGGCGGCGCGACGCCGACCGACGCCGCGATCGCGTAGTAGTTGACGCCGCCGCTCGAGGCGAGGTCGCCTTGCACGTAGTTGGTCGCACCGTTCCACGCGAGGACACCCACGACCGTCACCGGCGCGCCCTGCTTGTAGAAGCGGAAGTAGCCGGCGCCCGCCTCGATGAGGACGCTCTCGCCGGCTACTTCCGACACGTAGCGCAGGAGCAGCACCGCGGCGCTCGCGGTCTTACACGAGGCGACATAGCGGAAGCCGGCGCGGTTACTGACGCCGCCCTGGCGCTCGACGAGGAAGTTGCGACAGGTCCGGAGGCCGGTGACGTACTTCACCTGATCGGCCCGGGCGTGCAGCGCCGGCGCGAGCTCCCCGCCGGCGAACGAGCGTTGGATGACGGTCTCGCCCATCAGTTGCGCCCCGTGATCCACGGCGCGTCGCCGCCGGGTTCCTGCTGGACTTCCTTGATGGCGGCCGTCGCCGCCTGGCCGAGCAGCGCGCGATACATCGCCCAGCAGTCCTCGGCCTTCTTCTTGTCGCGACTCAGCGCCGGCGCGATGGCGTGCGCGTGCCGCCAGGCCAGCGCCGATCGGAATAGCGCGTCGCCGCGTTGCACCGGACACACCAGCCGCGCCGTGTATTCGAGCTCGGCGTCGACGGCGTCGGTGTAGAGGAGCGGGCCCGTCGCATCGCTTCCGAGCCGGAAGGGCGGCGGGTCGGGATCGAACCGGCGGCCCGCGCCTGGCTGGACGATGCGCCGCGAGAAGAGGTGATCGGTCGGCAGCCGATAGGCATACGTCCAGTCGCCGTTCACGGGGATCGCCGGCGTGCCCGCGACGAGCACCAGCAGCGCGTAGCGCGTGGCGAACGGCCACGGGAAGTCGCGGAGCGTCGCCTCGACGTCGTCC